CAGCCTGCCCGATATCCAAAGCCTGTATCAATCCTTATTATGGCCGGGAGATACCCGGAGCCGCCGAACTGGGACTTAACCCCACGGGGATATACTACGGATACCGTGACCCGGACGAGCTAGCCAAAGCGGCCGAGACTTTCAACGGCCTGCCGCTGCTGCTTGAGCACCATTTTGACAGTGCAGACGAGCCGCAGAAAGAGCACCGTGTAGGAGCTACCGGGACCGATACCACGTTTGACGCACCGTATCTGCGCAATACCATATCAGTGCAGGACGCCGACGCGATTGGAAAAATCGAGCGTGGAGAGTTTAAAGAGCTTTCATGCAGCTACCGTTATACGCCTGACTTCACACCGGGCGAGGTTGACGGCGTAGCGTATGACTTTATAATGAGAGATATCAAGGGTAATCACGTTGCCCTTGTGCCACGTGGCCGAGCTGGTTCCGACGTGGCTGTTGCCGATAGTATGCCCGCTGGGCTAGCTATAAACAATACCCCGAAAGGAGAGTTACAAGAAATGGCAAAATTTAGAATTACCGAGCCAGTGCAGCGCTTTAAACAACGCCGCGCAAAAGCTTTGCACTCTGTTCTTGCAGCTGACGCTGACTTAGGAATTGAAAAGAGTGAGACCGAATTGGGCAACTTACTCAAAGCAATTCAAGTAGTAGAAGCTCAAGTTGAGGGCGGATATTCTCCCCGCGATGTTGGTGTTGATATCGACGAAAATGCAACCGTTGACGAAATCACTGACAAGCTTTTCCCCGGCTTGGAAGCTGCCGCTAAAGACAAAATCCGCGCTTTCCTGCTTAGCTTGAAAGGCACCAAAGCAGAGGACGAAGCCGCCGAAGCTGTAACCAAACCAGCCGCCAAAGACGCCGAAGGCAAAATGACCTTTGCAGAAGGTGTCAAATATGGTGAAGAACTGGAAAAGAAACCCGGCGAACGCGAAAAGCTGGATAAAGAACATGAAAGCGAAGGCATGAAAAAAGCCTTGGGTGAAGACGACGAACTTTCTGAAAAAATGAAAGACCCTGCTTTCAAAGCAGCGTTTGAAATGGGCGTTAAATACGGCGAGAAACGCGAAAAAGCTGACCCGAAACGTATCGACCGCGACCACGAACGCGAGGGCGAAGAAAAGTATTTGGCCGAAGACGCACTGCCAAGCATTTTAGCAGCAGAGCGTAAAAAAATTGAAGCAAGTTTCCGCGAACGCAATGCTGCCGCTGAAACCTGTCAAGCATTCTTAGGCCGCAAAGTCGACCCGCTGGCTTATGATAGCGCAGATGATATCTATGCTGCTGCACTCAAAGCAGAAGGCTTCAATGTTTCCGAGTATTCGCCTACCGCCTATAAAGGCATGGTTGACGCACTGCGCAGAAGCAAACAAACTGAAAAATGGGGCGCTGGCCGCGTTGCTATGGATTCCGCAGTCTCCGTACCGGACTATCTGCAAGGCCTGAATAAAATCAGCGTTCGATAAGAAAGGAGCGTAAAAAATGGAGTTTAAACAAACTGTAAAAACTTACCCCGGTATTGGTATTCCGGGCGCATATGCAGCTATTAACCCTATCGTATCTACCGCCAAAGGCTATATTGCTAGCGCTGCCTGCAACATCGGCGGCTTCGTATGGGCTGACGCAGATAAAGAAGGCTGCGTTAAACCTACCGGCACTGGCCGCCCTCTGGGCTTTGCAGTGCGCGAAATCACCAACCCGCTGGGAATTGATATAGAAGCTTCTAACACCGTTCCTGTCGGTTATCCTGTATCTGTAGAGGTAAAAGGCGATTTCTTTGCTGTCACCACTACCGACGCAACTGTCGGGCAGAAAGTATTTGCCGTATTTGCAGACGGTACTATCAAAACCGGAGCTGCGCAAGAAACCGTTGAAGGTGCCGTAAAAACTGACTTTGAAGTAATTCAAGCCGGTGCTGCTAATGACGTAATTATTATTTCAAATTGGCGTGGGGCTGTTGTTCCTGCCAGCACTCCTAGCGGTTCTTAATTTGGACCGTAAGAACAAAAAGAAAGGGGAACAGTAAAAATGCCAATGAACATTGACCAACAAGTAGCACTTATGCGCGAAAAAGGTTTTGTATTTGATGACCATTATAAAATTCGTGGCATTATGGCTAACGACGCCGACATTGAGCGTTTGGCCTACGACGCCGCAATGGTAACCAAACCGAACAGCGGTGTACCTGTAGAATTTACATCTTATCTTGACCCGCGTGTTATTGAGATCCTGACCGGTCCTCGTAACTCCCGCGAGATTTTCGCAGAGGTTAAAAAAGGCGACTGGACTACATCTTATGCACGTTTTGAGGTCGACGAAATCACCGGAGCTGTAGAAGCTTACACCGACTACGGCAATGCTGGAATGGCTGACGTCAACCCGACCTATCCGGTCCGTCGACAATATGTATTCCAAACTAACATTCGCTACGGTGATCGCGAATTAGACTATGCAGCTAAAGCACGTTTGCAATTAGCAGCACGGAAACAACGCGCCGCAGCTACCACTATCGACATCGCTCAAAACAAATACAATTTGCTGGGCGTCAAAAATATGGAAATCTACGGCCTGCTGAACGAGCCTAACCGTCCGGCTGCTATCACTCCGGGAACTGGTGAAGGCGGCAACACTTGGAAGCTCAAAACTACTAAAGAAATTTACGCAGACTATCTGTTGTTGTTCCAGAACTTGGCTAAAAATTCTTTGGGCCACATCCGCAACGACAGCGATTTGATTCTCGTAACCTCTCCTTCTTCTGCTGTTGAGCTGGGTAAAGCAACTGACTATAATGTATCCGTTATGGATATGATTAAACGCTATACCCCGAACATCAAATTTGCTCAACTGCCGGAACTGGAAAACTCCTCTAGCAGCACTGTACTTCTCATTTGCCGTAGCATTAACGGCGAGCCTACTGGCGAATTCGGTTTTTCCGAAAAAATGCGTGCTATGCGCTTAGTGCCTGAAACTTCTAGCTTCAAACAGAAATTTGTCGGCACTTCCTACGGCTGCATTTTATACAGACCGTTTGCCGTTGCTACAATGACTGGTGTATAATCTAGGGTAAGGGAGAAAAGAAAAATGGCGAGATTGACGAAGAAGAAAATCGAAACTGCTAAAGCAGCAGAGGTAGCTACCGAAACACAAGAAACCTTAGCAGCAGAAGCGGCGGCAGAGGTCGCCGCCGAAGCTGTGCAAGCCACGGAAGAAGCAGCAGAGCCTACACCGTATGAAGCGGCGCTTAAAGAAGCCGAAAAGCAGGCGGAAGAAGCAGCCAAGGCAGCGGAAGAAAAGAAGGTCAAAGCGCAGTCTATCAATAGCGCTAACCGCGCTGTTATTGATACCACTGACACCGTGACTTTATGTCTTAACTATCCGCAGGACTTGGAACTTGCTATCCCGACCTCTAAAGGCACTATTGAACGCATTATCCTTAACGGTAACAATGCCCACTTACGGGGCAAGGAAAAGGGCATTAACCCTGTCGGCGCTTATGGCGTAACTCCTAACGTCCCCCGTGCAGCTTGGGAATGGTTCTGCAAAAACTATCCGGAATTTTGGCTAATCAAAGAACATTTACTGTTCTGCGCTACTAAAGACGACAAGTATAGCGTCGAAGCAGAAACAGACGAGCGCAAAGCGCTTAGAAATGGCTTTGAGCCTGCCGCCAAAATGGCAGGGCCAGAGGGCAGAGAAGGTTCAGTTACCCCGGTAGAATAGGGGGGGACTAACTATGTCTAGAGAAGACAACATTGTTGAGTTCGACCTCGAAGACTTTAAAGCAAAGTATCCGTTCATCAATTTGCCGGATCCGCAAATTGAAAACAATTTCAACACCGCCACTTATTTAATCAACAATGGTCCCGCCTCCGCAGTCCAAGACTACGACGAGCGGGCAAAGCTCCTTGAACTGATGACCTGTCATTTATCCGAATTGCAAATGCGCGGCCCGCTGGCAGTAGGCAACGTGGCAAGTGCGACGGAAGGCAAAGTGTCCGTTTCGTATGCCGTGCTGGCGAAACCAAACTGGTACACGCAGACGCAATGCGGCTTCCTTCTTTGGCAGCTTATGCAAAAATATATCAGCGGGGGCCGTTGGTACAATGGGCTTTCATGTTGAGCTAAAGGCGGGCGGCGGCAGCGGGGAACTGCTGGGCAACTTTAAAAGAGTTGTCGGCCAGCTGGCAAAGCAAAACCCGCAGCTGGAAATAGGCTTTCCAGAGGGGTCAACGTACCCGGACGGGAAAAGTGTAGCGTACATCGCTTACATTCAAAATGTGGGCCTTGGCGGCGTCCCTGAACGGCCTTTTATGCAAAAGACCGTCGAGGAAAAAAGTAAGGACTGGCTGGGCTTCCTTGAAAGAATTTTCAAGGGGCACATCATCGAACAGGACATATTTGTCCGAGCCTTGCGGGCACTTGGACCGTCGGCGCGTACCGATTTGCAAATGACTATTCGCAACTGGCCGCCGGGAGAGCCCCGGCTTAACAAGCCTGCTACGATAGCGGCTAAACGCCGGAAGATGAAGAACGGGAAGTCTTTAGGGGTAAGTAACCCGGAACGGGCACTTATTGACACATCAACAATGATTAATGCTGTTAGCTGGCAGATTGCCAACGAAAAATAAAAAGGAGAATAGCAGATGTTAGGGATGAATTTACATGCTATAGTGAGAGGTTCAATAACGTCGGTACACCCGGACGAGACAGTTACTCTTTATCAGTCTGACGGGCAGGCTGTGGCGTATGGGAGAGTGACGCCGTACTATAAAGAGCCGATTACGATAGCAGCGCAAATTCAGCCGAACGCTGAAAACTCCCTTGATCATAGCGAAAACGTGCCCGATATGCCGCATACAGAGCAGATGTTTGTTGACAGTAGTCAACTGTTGCCCGTAGACGGTATATCGCGGGTGCCGCTATGTAGGACAGGTGATATCATCCAGCGCGAAGATGGGACCTACTGGCACATCTCCAAAGTGCTTGAAGACTGGTCAGCACATGCAGGGTGGGCGAATTTTGAAATCACCCAACTTGTGACGCCGCCGGTACTACAAACACGGCCAGCGCCGGAGCCAGAGCCTGACCCGGAAGAACCCGACGAAGGCGAGGGAAACTAAATGCCTGTATCTGATGTAGAAAAAAAAATAAACGTCGCAGTTACCGAGTTTCTGTTAAAGTACATGCGGCCGACGCTTGACCCGCAGCGCGTGTTTGAGGGTAACCAGAACAACATGGCGCTACCCGGCGATGAACGGGAGCACACATTGTTTTACTTGAGCCAGACGCGCCGTATAGGGACAAACACAGGTGAAAGCCAAGTTACCCCGGAAGGTAACGTTATCACGGCCACTTTACGGGAATACGTTGTAACTGTTGATTTTTGCGATACCGATATCGACCGTTCACGGAGCAGGGCCGAAGGACTAGAAACCTTGAGCCGTAGCGCCTATGCGGCCGATTTTTTTCATAACAACTATGACATTGGCCTTTTGTACGCTGAAAACATGGTGTATCTGCCTTACGTAGACGACACTAATCAGTTTATCAACCGCTTCCAAGTCAAACTGCACTTGTCTATGTGGTCAACATATTCTATCGAAGTCGAATACTTCGAGCGGGCAAGTGTGACTAGATTGGAAAACGTTGACGTACATCACCCGCCAACAAACTAATTAAAGGGGGTATCTAATAAATGGCTATTCCTGCAAGTAGACTTGTAAACATCACGCCGCGCGTTATTTCTTCTGGTTCCACAGAGTTAGAACTTGCTGGCGTTCTGCTTACTAAAAACGCTATCATGCCGTATCCGCTGCTTATGGGCTTTACTGGCCAGCAGGCAGTAGGCGAATACTTCGGCTATGACAGCGACGAGTATCGTCTTGCGGTTATTTACTTCTTAGGCTTCACGAACAGCAGCAAGAAACCTAACACGCTTTATTTCTTCCGCCGTGCGGATGAAGCTATCGCAGGCGCCTTAATAGGCAGCCAAGCACTGGGAGTAACCGACCTGCAAAAAATCACAGAGGGCGGATTTACTATCTCTGTAGACGGTACGCCGATAACCGTAACCGGACTGGACTTTTCCAGTGCTAAAACTCAAAGCGATATCGCGGCTTTGATTCAGGCAAAAGTAACCGGGACAACAGTCACTTTCAACACCGATCAGAAAAATTATCGCATTGTCTCCAATACTACGGGCAATGATTCCAGCGTGACCTATGCGACCGACGGGACCGATGTAGAAGCTTTGGGAACCGACGTAGCTACTGCGTTGGGCTTGACCGCCGCTGTTGGCGCTGTGGTAAGTCAAGGTACGGCGGCAATGACACCTACCCAAACTATGAGCGCAGCTGTCAAACAGTCTGAAAACTGGGTAAGCTTCACTACTGTATACCAAGCGAGCACAGAAGAAGCTTTAGAGCTGGCAGCGTGGAGTAACAGCAACTTGAACAAGTTCCTGTATTGCGCATACAGCATGGACGCTGGCCAAGTAGCCGGCGGTGAAGAGTCTCTGCCCGGCCAGCTGGCGTTCAACGACTATGAGGGCACTATTAACACCTACGATAACGGCGAGGTATCTGTGTTCGTTATGAGCTGCGCGGCTTCTATCGACTGGAACCGTGAACAGGGTGCTATCTCTTGGGCGTTCAAGACACAGAGCGGACTTGCTCCGACTTGCACCGATGACCAGACACAGGCAAGCCTGCTGGACAACAAAGTCAACTTCTACGGCCGCTATGCGTCCAGAAGTGAGCAGTTCAATATCTTCTATAATGGCGCTATGAGTGGCGGCAGCTATGGCTTCGTTGATGTTTACATCAATATGATTTGGCTGCAAAACGTTATGCAGACTGCCTGCCTGAACGGTATGCAGCAAACTCAACGCCTGCCATATGTAGACCGTGGCTATACCATGATTAAAGCATGGCTGACAGACCCGATTAACAGAGCGCTCACAAATGGCGTAATCGACCCCGGTGTTAGCCTGTCCGAAGCGCAAAAAGCGCAGCTGTACCAAGAAGCAGGCGAGGACATCAGCACCGAGCTGTACACTAATGGTTTTGTCATTAGGGTAACTGACCCGGCGCCAGAAGTAAGGGCAACCAGAGGAACGCCAAACATTTCTGTATGGTACACCTACGGCGGCAGCGTCAATAAAATTGAATTTCCGCTTACAGCGGTAGTATAAAGGGGGAAACTAGACTATGAGCAGCAACATCACATCTGCTAACGCTACGGCGGTTATGATTGTTAATGACCTTTTCCCCGTCGGCTTTGCTGTTGAGGGATTCGCTACCGACCAAGCAATCAACCAAGACGAGGAAACACTGGCCGTCACCAGAATGGGCGTCGATGGCAAGTTGAGCGCTGGTTATACTCCGTCTAAAAAGACGGTGCATATCACTATTGAACCGTCTAGCCCGTCACTGCCATATTTTCAAGCGCTGATTGCGGCTTCTGAAAATCAAATGACACCCTTCGAGGTCAGTTTAATTATCAACATCAAGTCTATGCCCAAGACATACACCTATGTCAATGGCTATCTGACCACGGCAAAGAGACTGCCGGACTTGAAACAGGTGTTAGACCCTGTAACGTTCGCGTTTGACTTTGAAAAATGTATCTAATGGAGCTATAAGGGAGAAGAAAAATGAGAAAAACAATTACTGTTATGGTGAGAGATGAAAGACAGGGGCGCGACCTTCAATTTGAGATTACACAGTTTTCCGCCAAGAAGCAAGAGCGCTGGCTTATGCGGGCATTATCCCTCTTGCTTCACGGCGGCTTTGCTACTTCTATCAACGTCCCCGACGGGAAACCTATCACCGAATTAAAACTAGAAGACTTAGATTTTGGCAGTATTATTACATCACTTGGAAAGCTTGACGTAGACGACGCTGAAAAAGTTCTTGATGATTTGCTTGCCTGCTGCTCCTATGTGCCGACAAGCGGCGTCAAAACACCCTGCACACCGGAACTGGTAGACGGATTTATTGAAGATTTCCGGGTACTGTGGAAGCTGCGCGTTGAAGCGTTTAAATTAAATTTTGATTTTTTTCTAGCCGCCGGCCAGTCCCCGACGAATACGACGAGCAGGCCGGCCGATATAGTTTTCTCAAAAAATACGTAAACGTATCTAACATGACCGCGCTGGTTATATCACAGCGCTTTGCGACCCTCAAAGAGCTTGAAACCTACTACAGCTATGAGGACCTGCTGGACATGTGCGAGATAATCTATATCAACAACATTAACGAGAACCTGATGTACAAGGACATGGAGAAAAAAGCCAAGTCCAAGAATTGAAGTAAAGGCGGTATAGTATGGCTAATATAATTGATTCATTGCTGATAGCTGTAAAAATGGATAATACCGACCTAGATAAAGGATTAAAGCAGGCTGAAAGCAAAGTTAGCAGCTTTGCCGACCGGATAAAGGCAGGCGCGCTGGCAAAGTTTGGCGCGCTTGCTTCTGTCGGCTTCATAATGTCAGAGGTTAAAAACCTGACGGCCGTCGCTGATGAACTTGGCAAGATCGCTGACCGCATAGGCGCCGACGCGCCAAAACTGCAATCGTGGGCCGTGGCGTCTAAACTTGCTGGTGGTAGCGTTCAGGCGTTCTATGGCACGGCCGAACGACTAGGCGCCGAACTGCAAAGAATTGCAGTAACCGGAAAAAGCAGACTGCTGCCCTTTTTTGAAAGCATGGGCGTTGCTACCCTTGACGCCAGCGGGAAAGCCCGCGACGTGTTCGACGTATTGACCGACGTCGCCGGAGCCGTTGAAGGCATGGACAAGGCGACTTCCAGCGGTATGCTGAAACGCTTGCAGCTAGATGAAGGCACGATAGGCCTGCTACAGATGGGCAAAAAAGGTATGCAGGACCTTATCAGGTACGAACGAGAACTGGGCGTATTTCAAAAAGAAGATACCGTTATCGCCGCCAACTATAATGACGCTATGGACAGACTGACAAGAAGCCTGAATATGACTTTTCTACCTGTTATGCGGATGTTCGCGCCAGTTCTGACGGAAGCGGCTAAAGCGATGACGTCGGCATTTGTCTTTATGCAAAAACACAGCCTTGCGCTTGAGATTGCGCTGGCCGGTATAGCGCTGGTCGTTACCGCCTTAGTCCTGCCGTCCCTGTGGAGCTTGTTTATCGCCATAATGACGAACCCTATAACGTGGATTATCGCCGCCATTGTCGGGCTTATCCTGATACTAGAGGACTTATATGTCTACGCCAAGGGCGGTAAGAGCCAGTTCGAAAGCCTGTGGAAGACGCTAGGCACGGGCGAGGAAGTAATGGCGGCCATTGAGGGCGCATGGGACTTTTTAAAGACTGCTGCGCAAATAGCGTGGGAAGTCTTAAAGGCCATACTAAAAGGCCTGTGGATGATACTGCATTCCGTGCTTGTGCTTGTGGCCGGGCTTGGTGTGGCGGCAGCGCAGGCGTTTAAAGCTATAGGCGGTTTTATCAACGACTACTTTATTACGCCGCTTGAAAACGCATGGAACACGCTGAAAAAGATTATTGACAACTTGCCCTCTCTGGACGGCGTCAAAGACTTTCTGGGCGGTCGATATGAGCAGTTCTTTACACCTATCACGCCGCAGCTGGCAGGTGCCGGAGCGGGCGGCAACAAGACACTTGAAATCGGCAAGATTGATATTCACACCCAAGCAACCAACGCAGACGGCATAGCCGCCGACATTGGTAAAGGCATTAATAAAAACAGCGGCCTGTACTGGGGTACTGCCACCGGGACAAGGGGGAACGACTAATGACAGTTAAGATACTTGACTTTCTAAAAAACGAATGGTCAAACTGGCTGCTTGCGGATACCCGCGGTACTACCTTAACTGACTTTTCGTCTTTTCTTGGCTGGCGACTTAAAGGTGATAGCAATGTTACCTATGATCCGGTAGAAAAAGGCTATTTTGTCGCATACAATAAAACAATAATGCCCTTTGAAGGCACGGTTACGCTGGCCAAGTCCAGCAAAAGCCCTGCCGACTTGCAGAAGGTACTTGATACGCTGGAAGCGTTGCGGACCAGCACAGAGACGTTTTCAATCGTCACGCCGCTGCGCGAATACAAAAACCTGAACTTGTTGAGTTATGAGTATAAATTTGAGGAAAACGGCGCTACAAGCCAGCTTATCGTAGACCTTGCTTTAATTGAAGTCCGCGAGGTTGAAAGCAGCTACTCTGATGTTGTGGTAAGCTCCGGGGGCGGTGCGATTACTACCAGCGACGCCGAAAATCCTAGTGACACGTCGACGCAGAACACGGGCAGCAAGAACACCGAAGAAGGTAACGACGAGCTAACAAGTACGCTTTATGACATTGGGGCGATTGTAAAATCATGGTAAGGCGGTGGAAATATGGCGCTTAATTCTAATCCTGATAACAGCAGATACAAGGTTATCCCGCTTTCTGCCATACCTGACCAGAAGTTCAGCGTTACTCTTGGCGGCCAGATTTGTCAAATACGGCTATACTGGCGTTATGGCTGGCTGTTTGCTGATATCGACGTCGGTACTGATATAGTCTGCCGTGGCGCTATTTGCATGAGTAGTCAATGGATTATACAACAGCCAAAAGTAAATTTCAGCGGCAATCTGATGTTTGTCGACGCAGACGGCCACGGCAGTCGGATTGAGCTGGAAAAGATAGGTACACGCTACAAGCTGGTTTACATTCCAGAAAGTGAGATTGCATAAATGGGCAGCTTTACGCAAAAATCAATCAGGACAACAATCACGCTTCGACAGGGGACGTTTGCAGGCGGCAACAATACTATCACCGTTGAAGGACTGGCCACCGGGGCGACGATTGTCAAGCCGGGCGGCGACGACAAAACGACGCTTGATTTATGGATAGCAGGCCTGCCGCCTGACGTAATGGCCACCGCCACTACTTTAGGCTTTATGCCACAGCAGTCACAGAAGAATTTAATTCTTGTCGAAGTCGGTCCCAACGGCGGGAATATGGTTAAATGCTTTGAGGGCGAGTTTACACTTGCATGGGCGGACTACACAGGCACACCTGATGTTAAGTTTCGCGTCAGCGCGGCCAGCGGGATTTATGCCGCCCTGCTGCCTTCTAAACCGACGGGAATAAAGGGCCGGGCAGACGTTACATCGCTGTTCCAGCAGTTCGCCACAGAAGCAGAGTATGTTTATCAGAATCAAGGCGTATCTGGCCAGATATCGAATACCACGATAAATGGCAGCCCGATTCAGAAGATATACAAGCTGGCCAGAATGATTGACTGCGAGGTATTCATTGAAAACGGCACAGTTACAACCATTCCGAGCGGGGCGAACAAGACGGGCAACGCCGTTGTTATCTCTGCCGAAACCGGCGGCCGCGGCTACCCGTCTTTCACGCAGGACGGCTTAGAGTGGTCGTCTATCTTTGATAACAACATCGACATCGGCGGCCTGATAGACGTGCGCAGCGAGGTGCCCAAAGCGTCGGGAATTTGGAAGGTAACGAAGGTTACGCACAATCTCGAAGCCTATACCAGCGCTACAGCGGCATGGAACAGCACTTTTTCAGCCGTATTTGTGCAGAACAATCAGTATAGCTAGAGAGGTGAGGAGACATGCCAACTACGCCAGTTAAGCAGCAGCGTAACCCGACCGCTGTACAATCGACCCGGACGCCGTATTCCGGGAATTCGGAATATAACCAGCTGGATTACTTTATTCGGTCGTTTATGGGCGGCAACCTTTACACGGCACTCCCGGTTATTGTAAAGGCCGTTGAGGCGGGCGGAATTGCCCCCACAGGGAGAGTTGACGTCTTGCCCTTAACTTGTTCTATGGACGCAGAGAACAACGTCATACAGCCAGCGCAGATGTACAGCCTGCCATATCTGCGCATTCAGGGCGGCGCGGCGGCAGTGGTTTGCGACCCGGTTGTTGGAGATATCGGCCTCGCGGTATTCGCCAAGCAGGATGTTTCTAACGTCGATGTAGGTATCACCGAACCGGTGCAGCCGGGTACATTCCGGATGTTCGATATCTCTGATGGCTTTTACGTCGGCGGCTTCCTGAACAAAACGCCAAGCTGTTATATTCAAGTTCTTCCAGACGGAAATATCAACATCACAGGACCGTCACAAGTCACTGTGAGCACGGCTAACACCCTGATAGATAGTAATACTACCATTACGGGCAACTTGACCGTACAGGGCAATATCAAAGCACAGCAGCGTCTTGATGTAACAACGGGCGCTTCTATCGCCGGTATCGAATTCGGTACGCACCGACACACTGGCGTAGATACAGGTTCGGGAACCTCTGGCGGCCCTGTTTAAGCTGTGTGCATAATTTGCGGATAAAAGTCCAGGAAATTACGCATAAATACCTCAAAATTATCTATGTAGATGAAATGGTAAAAATGGGCTGTTTTTGGTATAATGGGTACATGATGGACATATTTTTTATAACAGCTGCGGCTGCGGTTATTTACGGTATCGCTTATCTGCTGGAAACAGAAACCTTTAAAAAGTAAAGCAATCTGCCGAATACCTTTAATTTCGGGAGATATTTAAAGATAATGGCCGTTTTTGAGTTGTAAAGCGATAATTGACAACTGGGAGTGGTGAAGATGTTTAGAATTAAATACGTCGGCTGGTGCCACGTCTGCAAGTATTACGGTCCAGAGGGCGGCTTTATTTGCGGATGTTGCAATGTCAAAGGCACATGTGACAGGCCGAGCGAATACGTGGAGCGGCGCGACGATGATTAACAGAAGACTGCTGATATATGGCGCCCCAAAAGCTGCAACGGGCGGCACTCTCACCGTCGGCAACGTCGGCGGCTTCTATGGTTACAGCGACGGCACAGAGGGGGTACATATGGGGCCATAACTCCTAACCCTCGCACCATTTCAGGCAAAACTGGAACCGTGAAAGTCCTGTATATGACCGGGAGAACGTACATTACTATGTATATCATGTGGGACGGGTCCGGCTTCCCCACCGATTTGATAGTCAGCTTTGCAACAACTGCCGGGGAACCGTTGCCGGATGTAACGCTATCATACGTTGATTTTTTTGATGATATGGCAATTTATGAGTTTGGCGGCGACCCGGATTTGACAGAACAGCTTTACGAATTTTTCAGGGCCAACGTCGGCAATACTGTGCCCTGCGAGATAAGCGACGCAATGCCGCAGCCGTGATTTTCATGGGGACAATATGTCTCTAGAAGGAGTGATACCGTGTTTAATCGTCGATTACTTGTCAGCACATCCGGGGGGG